CTTTATTTCTATCAATCTTATCAAAGATTTTCGCTAAAGGTTCTGGTGGAATCTTTTTACCTTTTAAAGGCCCGTATGTCTTTCTAAGTTTATCAATCATAGACTTACTAAATTGTTCATCGATTTCTTCTTTAACTGCCTTTTCTAATTCTTTCGCTTGACCTGCGTGTGCTTTACTTGCCTTTTTCAACATTTGAACTACTTTTTGTACTGTAGGTTCATCTTCTTTATCTAATTCTTCTCTTCTCTGTGGAAACTTATCGACAACTGAAACACGAAGTTTTTTTAGTTCACTTTCTATTCTATCAATCTCTACTTTGTGAGGACTGTCTGCGTTATTATCAACATAGTCTTGAATGTCTTTAGTACTAATAAACTTCATTCTATCTTTTTTCATCATCTTTTGAATGTCTTTCGCAACTTGTTTATAATTAGTTGTTACTTCATTGATTTGAAGTGGAGAGTTCTTAATGATATCATTAACATATGTAATGTCATAATTTGTAACTTCTACGATTTCTTTTACAGTTAAACCGCATTCTGCGTATTCAAGAATATCATTTATTTCTTTCTCTCTTACCTTTTTTAGTTCGTTATTTACATTAATATTCATTAATATCTCCTATCGTATTATTTATCTTTCCAAATCTCTAATACAAGTGTTTCACTACCCTTGATTAAACGATGATATACACCTTCTTTAATTAGAAAAGGAATATCCTTTTCAATTGGTTTTGGAAGTTCATTATCCATCTGAATCATCCAATCTGTTTCTTCTGATGATACTACTATCCTGTCTTCTTTGTCGTAGTGCCATACGAGTTCTTCTTCCTGTGTAGTTGATTCAAAAACTCTAACCACATGAAAACCATCTCCACTCTCCTTATAAGGTTTATTCATTACCAAAAAAATCTTCCACCACCAGATAGTCCTAAACTATCTGCGTAATATGGTAGTCTACATGACCAGTATCTTGCGGTAGTTTTATCATTCGCAGTATCACAATTATGTCTCGCTGCGAAGTTCTTTCTCGCCTCTGGGTCATCTAATTTAACTTTTAATCCTGTAGTATCTCCAAATGTAACCTTTTTAACTTTATCTCCATCTTTTACATAGACATAAAATTTCTTTGGGCCACCTCTTTTTGGTACATTTAATTCAACATCATCATCTTCAAAAAGTGGTACATCTAAAGGTACTTCTTTTCCTTCGTATAGTTCAAACTCACCAATATCTGTTTTTAGTAAGTCTTCATCAAATACACTAATATCTTTTAGTTCTTTATTATTATACCTAACTTTTAACTGTTTGTAAAATTCATAATAACTTTCTGAGTGCATTCTAAAGATTGATTCTGATAATGGAACATGACACTCTAAATGATAGTCAATCGCTTCCTCTATAATGTTTTGTGGATTTGGTTCGATTGTTTCACCAAGTGTTTCTTTCATACCTTTATATTTTTTCCAAAGGTCTGCGTCTGCGGTAGTTCTAGTCTTACCACCAACGATAAAACTATTTACTCTTGCGTATCCCCATTGTTGTGGAGTAGTGCCTGGTCTATGTCCTGTTCTCCATGCGGCCATTCCTCTGTCATAAACTTTTTTAAGTATACTGTATGGAATACCAGATTTATCAGATTTTTTTACAAGTCCTTCTAATTTTTCTACAAGTTTAAATGATTCGTATTTCGCAGATTTTCTTTTTGTTCCATCTGTTCTTGGTATTAATCCTTTCGCTTTAAGGTGTGCGATATCTGTAAAACCAGCCTTTCCATCTTTATATCTTTTCATTGCGTCTTGAGTATCTGGTGCGTTTTCTTTTTGCATTTCCTTAGTCTTTTCTTTCATCTTATCGATATACTTACGATAGATTGACGCTTCTTCTTTCTTACCTGCGACTTTCGCTCTTTGTTCCATCGCGACTGCCGCCTGTATTTTATGTGCGTGTGTTTTACCAGAGTTCTCTATTTTTTTAATAGACGCCTTTGCGGTTTCAACATCTTTAAAACCAAGTCCTTTAATAGTTCCTACTGGGTTTTCATCTGTATATAAGTCTGAATGACTTGGACTGTTTTGATGTTGTCCTTTTTTTCTTGGTATTCTTGGATTATCTTTTTCACCAAACATTTGTTTAAACTTTTTAGTATACTTTGATGGTTTGGTATCTGCACTTTTATCGCCAGGTGCTGGTTTATATGCGCTTGGGTCATCATCATCTTTCTTCGCACCTTTTTCGAAATGTCTTGCTCTCGCCTGTTTGGTTGACTTCGCCATTTCATCACCATCTGCGTCTTTTCCATAATATTTCGCAGGTTGTGTACCTGGTCTTTTTTTAATGTCTGGGTCTTGTTTAACTTTTTGTTCTTGTAAATCTCTTAACCAAACTTTTTGATAATCACCAGATTCAGTTACAATAGTAACATAATTAGTTCCTCTTCTAACTATTTCACCATTATCTGTCATATCTCCAATATTACAAATAAGTCCAGTTAAATATGCGTCTCTAAATAGTTCGTAATCATTCATTTCACCTAAATCTTTTTCATCACGAATATTCATATACTTTCGTACATCTTTGAATAATTTTTCTGTGTCTTTAAATCCTATTGGTAATCCTTTTTTAAATGATTGAATATCACCCTCTGCTGCTGCCGCTCTCATTTTTGAGGCTGACATTCCAGTTACACCTTCTGCGTCTGGGTCTCTTTCTCCCGCAGATACTACATCGATTTTATCAAACTTATAGAAACCATGTCTTTTTCCTTCGACACCATTATATGTTTGTAATAATTTTTTAAACTCAGCGATTCTATCTGAACCTGCGACCATGATAAGATTCTTATAACCTTTCTCATAAAGTTTAACTGCGATGTTTATTGCGGTTACCGCACTCTTATCAGCGATAATCTTTCTGGCGTGTTTTGGAAACATCTTTCTCATGTATGCGATTTTTAAAGAATGTGGTAGTGGGTCTTTACTTGGTTTTTGTGTAAACGATGGATAAATGAAATAATCACTTGTACCAGCGACACTCGCAACCTTATTAATAAGTTTCTCGTGACCAGTTGTTGGTGGGTTGAAACGACCAAACGCAAATACGACTGTATCTTTTTGTTCTTTTAATATAACTGAAAAACTTTTCATATTCATAATTAATCCTTTTTAGTCTGTCTTAACTTTCTGACTCTCTCCACTTCTTTTTTTCTTAATTGTCGTTCAATCTTTTTCGCAATCTTTGGTATCGCAGAACCTTTCTTACTTAATATCTGTTGGTCTATTCTCATTTTTTGTGCGATAGGTAAACTCTTATAATCTACATTACCCATAAATTTCTTTATCAAAAAGAGTTTTGCTGCTTTCATCGCTCTCTTTTTAAGTTTATCACCAGTCGCGACTCTACGAAGAGATAACTGTCTTTTTCTCTTAAATGACGCTGACTTTGCGAGTCTTTTCATTCTTCTCGCGAGAGCCCTTCTCTGAGTAATATTCATTACTTTTCTTTCATCAAGACCATCTTCTATTTTTTTAACAAGTTCTTTAAATGATTTCATTTATTTGTCCCAGTTCTTAACAGCCGTAAAGTTGTTATAACTAAATTCTAATCTATCAACTAATTTAACTGCGTTTCCTTCTACTCGGTCTATCGCGACATACCCTTCGGGGTTCACGACTTTAAAACCTTTATCAGTTTTTATAAAGGTGTCCGTTAACTGTTTAATACTATTTAGTTTTCTTAAAATAAACAGTTTAGCATTGATTAAATAATTTCTAAAAATAAAAATTTGTTCTACATTTTTTGTGTGTTTTTTAAGTTCTCTTAAATATTCATCTCTAAAAACAGTTTTCTTTTGTTTACCTGCGGGTGACTTCATTTTTAGTATTTCTTTATCCATATATGATTTGAAAAAATTATTATAGTCCATACTCGCCTTTCTTGGATTGTTTATCCTTGAACCCTCTCTGATAAATGAGTTTATAAAGGTTTTTAAAGATGAACCTAATGGTATACTCTCTTGTAATCTCATAAAACTGTTTAACAGAGGAACATTAATCTTTTGAAAGGTTTTACCCGCTTCTGATAGTTGTTTTGTGATTTCCTGTGTTTCCTTTTCAGTAAATGTTGACCTACCCGATGTATCTTTATATGTTGCGTCATCCATCCATATACTTGATGGTTTCTTTAGTTTAGATATATCTACACCAAAAGACGCCTTCATCTCTGGTAAACTTTTACCCGTATATGTTGTATGCCAAACTACTCCGATGTTCGCACGATTAATAGTTCTACCTAAATCAGATTCGGGTGGAGTTGCGTAAACAATTGTGTTTGGTTGAAAAGTTAAAAAGTTTTGACCATCTATCTTTTCTTTTTTAATATCACTTTTAGTAAACATTAAGTCACCTTGTATAACACCTTTGATTCCTAACTTTTGAAATTCTTCAAATGCAACTCTAAACTTTGTTGCGAGGTCACCAGATAATTCTGAATCAATGTCTTTTATACTTTTAAACAATTGTGGTTTAACATTAAATGCGCCTTTCTTGGCGACAAAAAATTGATTATCACTTGGGTCAATACCTGCGAATATCGCTGGAGCTCCATCCCACTTTACAGTAAGATTAACAGAAGTACGACTTGAACCAGATAACATATCACGAAGTGAACGAAGAAAGTTTATCGCCCCTCGACCACCACCTACACCGAAGTTGATAATCTCATCTTCGAGATGTTCTAAGTGTAAATTCTTTCCTTGTTTATCTTCTAATAAAAACATTATTGTTCTAACTTAATCCCTGGCGTTGTTATATAAAGTGATTTACCTTGCCAACCACCTGCGGTTCTTGTTCTTGTAGTCAAAGGAATTGTTACTCTATAATTACCTATCTTATATTGTAATTTTAATATAAAAGATTGTTGTCCAATCTTATACTCAAACTTTATACCTCTAATATTTGTTGGTTTATCATTAAATAAAAATTCTTTCATATCCTCATCACTTGATACATCTTTGATTGTAGAACCACTTTCACTACCTACTAATAACTTATAAGGACATGGAGTTGATTTTACATCATCAAATGTATAAAATGCGATTGTATTTAAAAAGTAAACTAAATTTTTTGGTGTCTTTAAATGATTACCTAGTTTTTGTATTAATTCGTTTCTATAATTATAATAAAAATCTTTTGAGAAAAATTCTAGTCTATCTTTTTTAAACTCTCTTGCGATATTTGCGAACACAGCCCTTGATGCACTTTCTGATGGTTTCTCATTTTTAATATTAACTTTCTTTAGTGCGGCCTGTGCATTCTTGGCACCTGTAGGTACTTTCTTTGAAGCATTTTCCCATGCGTCATCCATAACTTTTACTATTGCATTTTGTTGAACTTTGTTTCCAAGTTTTCCAAAAAATGCAAAGAGGTTAGTATTAATTTTTGGTGTTACATCTTTACCTGCCGCAATCTTATTTGAATAACCCACAAAGTTTTCATTATCAATTTGTATAATTACATCAGATGGATTTTTACTACCTATTCCTGCAGGTTTACCTCTTGGTGTCCAGTATAGTTTTTTCCAGTTTCCTAAATCTTTTTTTACTGCACGTGAGTTTTGATAACCAATATTAATATCTCTTTCTGCTGTTTCATCTCTATCTAATAGTTCTCTAAGAGTATCATAGTTCACTTCAACTTCTTCACCAGTAAAAACTTTAGTTCCACCAGTCATACCACCTATGTCTGACATAAATTGTTTAGCATCTTTAAACTTTGGGTGTGCGAGAAAGTATACTGTAAGAAACTCATTTACATTTGATGATGCAGTAGAATCTTTTCTCTGTTTCATCCCTCTATGTGATAACACATATTTTTTAGGTACTGTTATATACAGTCTAGTTTCTTCTTCTTTTTTATCTTTTAATAATACTATCTGAAAATGAAACTTTCCACCAAAATTGTTTATTAGTGTACCAGAACCTTTATCAACACTTTTAAATAAGATTTCATCCCAATCTAAATCTTTACCTTGAATCAGTTCATCAACTGTATCAATTACATCTTTGTGCATTGTATAGTAAGGATTAAAGACTCCTCTTTGTTGATAGTCGGGAGAGATTGTAAGTTCTCGTAAAGTTGTAGATTTTAATTGGTTCAGTGCGTTTTTTACACTAATCATCAATTTCTCCATTCAAAATATAAATTATAAAGTTTTACTAATATTTATAACAACTAAACTTTGAAATCTTCATATTTACCATGTGTAATTGTAGGTTTGAAAGAATTATCCGATTCCGTTTCACTATCAACTAAATCTGTCTGTGCGACCTGTTCTACATCATAGAGTTTCATTTTCGCTCTATCGATACCAACTACAAATCTTCTATTGGTTGTAGGGTCATTATATCTATTTTTTAGTTGTTTTACAAGTATTTGATTTAATCCTTCTAATTCTTCTGTTGATATCAATGCGAACATCAAATCAGCAGTCGCTGGTAGTCCAAAACTCTCTGAAGTATCCGTAAGGTCTATATCCGTATTTGAGAATCCACCTCTTGTTGTTTGTGTGGCGGTCACTATTGGAATATTCATCTCAACTGCGAATCCACGAAGTTCTTCTGCGATAGCCTTTACATAACTGTAAGAGTTTATATTAGAGGCGTTTTTAAATCTTGATGTAGTACAGATGTTTAGATAATCAATAAAAATTATATCTGGTTTAAAACTTTTCTTTAGTGCGAGTTCTTTTGTTAGCGCACGAAAGTGACCAACATGAGCAGATGCGGTTGGATATTCTTTAATCACTAATTGTCCATTAGTCTTTTCAGATATTCTTTTAATTCTATCTTTGTACATTAGTTCTGGTAAGTCATGTAAATCTTCCATAGAAACACTCATCATATTTGCGTCTATTCTTTCTGCGATTCTTTCCTCTGCCATTTCTAATGTGATGTATAATACATTTTTATGTTGTAATAAACAGTTCGCAGACATATGACACATGAATAATGATTTACCAACACCTGTTCCCGCAAGTGCGACATTTAAAGTTTTAGGTGGTAATCCACCTTTTGTAATTTTATTAAAAAATTCTAAATCAAAAGGTATTCTTTTTTCGATACGATTATAAAATTCAAATCTTGATTCTGCGTCACCAATATAATCATGACCTATCGCATTATCAAAACTAACTGCGAGTGCGTCAGTTAAAATAGATGGAATAGAATCTGGTGTTCTTTTATCACTATCTTTTCCATCGATAATACCAATACCCTCAACTATGGCATTATATATCGCCTTATCTTTACAAAACTTTTCTGTAGTGTCACACAACCAATCATAATTATTATTGTTGGTATCACTATTACTATCAGTATTAATATTATCGAGAGTTTCAGTAGTTTTTCTAAAATCTTCTTCATTCAATGACTTCCTGTTTTGTAATTCTATTTGTAAAGTTTCAATAGTAGGTAATTTGTTATACTTGTCCACAAACTTATTAATCTCATCAAAGACAATCTTTTCATGTCTATCTGTAAAGTAATCTTCTTTTAAAAAAGGTAAAACTTTTCGAGTATAATCTTCATTACTAACTAAGTTCTTTAATATTGTTTGTTCAATCGTTGGCATTCTTTGTATCACCATTTAAAATTATATCTTGTAAAATACTACCAATAAGTTGAAAGAATTCATCTCCAAACTTATCTCTGTCTAATCCATTTGAATCCATAATCTCCCACTCAAACTGCCATGGCAAACTACCATCTGGTAAGACATCTTCTTCTTTGGGAATTGTAACTTTACCATATCGATAAACAACACCTTCGTATTCTTCACAATGATGTGTTAAACCAATACAAGTCCAGTTCTGCTCTTTATCAGTTACATACTTATAATATATTCCTAAATTGTCATATTGTAATTTTTTCATTATTATTATAATACACTAATTAGTTATGTTTGTCAAGATTTAATGTATATTTTCATTTAAGCCATTTAGTAAGACTTCTATCTCATCATCACTAAAATAACTATTAGGCATTTTCTCAACAAAAGTCCAATCTTCTTCTATATCATATGTAACAAAAAAAGAAATAACCTCTTGTTCGTAATCCACTATTGTATCACTATCTGGAAATTCTTCTAGTTCATGAGAGTTTCTATGAATTTTCACTTCGTATACTGGTTGCGATTCCTCAATGTACTCCTCTTGGGTATCCTCATCAAAGTTAGTCGCAAATTCATAAAAACTAATATCAACACCTTTTGGTGTTTCATCAGTATCATAATAATTTCTAATCCAGTCTTCTAGTATATCTTCTACACTACTCAATGCCATATTTAAATTCCTTTTGTGCAACCTCATCCAGTTGACTTAAAATGTCTTTAGTAAAATATTTTTCTGGTTCTGTCAATATAGTTTTACCATATTGTTTTGTACCATCTGGTAGTTCTATCCTAGTAGATACTTGTTTAAAAATACCATACTTTACTGCGAGTTCTAATAAACCATAATATTTGTCTAATCCTTTTTCAAAATTTATTCGAACATCAACTGAAGTGTTTTCTTTTGTAATTCTTGATTTTTGATTTTTACAAGTAACAATGTTACCAACAACTTCTGTTCCATCTTTATCTTTTTTCTTTGATAGATAGATGATACTAGAGGCGGCATACTTTAGTCCACTACCACCACCCATTTCTTTCATTGGAACATAAGAACCAACAACTTCATATGTGTGGTTAGTGATAACCATTGGTACTTTCGCACGACCTAATTTAAGTGTAAGAACACGAAATGCCGCTTTGATAATTTGAGCTCTTGTCATATCACGAGTTTCTTTTCCATCAGAAGTATCTTCTACTTCTTTTGTTGTAGATAACATTCCAAGAGAATCTAATGCGATAAACAAAGGTTTTCTTTCTCCAGATGATTGTTCTAAGTAAGAATCTAAAAGTTTAAGTGATTGTGTTCTAAATTCTTGTACTGTTGTAACTGGAACAATAACCATTCTTTTTGAATCAATTCCTCTATCCTCAATCATTGTTTTAGTTAACGCAGATTCAGATTCAAAATATATAACTCCACCTTCTGGATTTGCGTCTAAGAAATGTTTGACCATTCCTAATAAAAAGAATGTTTTACCTGTCGCAGACTCACCTGCAATCGCTGTAATTTTATTCGCTGGTAATCCACCATGTATAGAACCAGATAATAATCCATTCAATGCGTATGAACCTGTATCAATAAATGATTCGATATCACCTGCTTCTACTCCATCGGCGACTATACTTGCGTATTCGTTACCAGTATCTTTTATTATTTTTTTTAAAAAGTCCATACTTATATTTTCCTACATATTATTTTTCTTATCTTGAATCTCAGCTCTTCTTACCTTTGCAAGTTTTGTTATATTTGTTAATGATTTTCTTGCACGAGCCGCTGCCTGTTTTACAGACTTCTCTTCAAATTTTTCACTATCTTCTATATATTCTTCAAACAACTTTACGAGTTGTTCATGTGTTGATAGTTCTTTTGGTTCGCCTTCTGCTATCCAACCCATTATTTTTCTCCTTGTGGATAAAGTATTTTCTTTAGATTAGGTTCTCTAAAGTTTTTACCTTTTAATACTTTTCCATCTTTACGATATATTGGTTTTCCATTTTCATCTAATTTAGACATATTACTTTCATGTACTTCTGTAAAACATCTATCAAGTGGAATTCCAAATGCGTGTCCTGCGCCATAGACTACATAAAGTAAATCTGTTAACGCATCTGCGACACCAACCATATCTTGGTCATCAACTGATTCTACCAGTTCTTGAAATTCTTCACCAATTAAATCAAGTCTAAGTTGTCGAGTATCTTTATCTGGCCACTCTGGTGGAAATGCGTCACTCTTTACTTCTTGACCAAATGCCTTCATAAATTCTTTTACTTTTATAAAATTTGTTCTTCCATTTGCCATGTTTATTTTACCAGTTCTATATTAGATTCGGGGGTAAGTATACTAGACATTTTTTCATTATAACTGTTAGTTATTTCTTTGATTGTTTTTACAATGTATAGTATGTTAGTTTTTTTAATGGATAGGTTCTCATCAACCGCTTCTCCAGTTAATGTTATCGCTGGGGAAAACGCAACACCTTTCTCAGTCGCCTGACATAACATAGGTCTGTTCACAACAACACCACCACCATCTTCATTCACTAATTTACCAATTAGTTCCATACCATTACTAAACATAATTGTAATGACATCACTTTCTTTATATTGCATAATCTAAACTCCATAATTTAATTTTTAATAAGTATAACTTATATATAACAACTTGTCAAGGGATATCTAAAAAAACTCATCAAGTGTAAGCTGGGTGCCATAACTTCGGTCAATAGTCCAACCAATCTTGTTGGTTATGAAAGCGAGTGGTTCGACAAACGCCTTTTCAAATTGTGTATCATAATCTAATAAGGCTTTCATATCAAACTCTTTTGGTAACTTTGTAAAAAATGATATTACATTAGACTGATAAAAGTTAGGTTGTCTTAACTGGATAAATTTAATTTTATCTCCTTCCTGTATTAAAGGATATTTGTTTTGTAATCTTTTCTCTTTCAATAAATGATTATATAATATTGAACCTTTTACATGAATAGGTGTTCCTTTTTTAAACATAGAAGTACTACCAGTAAACTTCTTTACACCATTTACAGAACGAGGATATGCGATATCCTCTGGAGATAATTTTAGAAACTGCTCTCTAAAGTTTTGAATAAAATCATTAATATCTTTTTCTGTACCAGTCATCATTAACTTTAATGCCTCTTTAATCTTTGTACGACAAGACGCAGGGGTTGATGATTTAACAGCCTCAATACCCATTATTTTAAGTTTAGGTTCATTATATGTAACACCTTCACTATCCCAAACATTTAGAATATATCTTTTCTTCGCAGTCCATATTCCTTTATCAGCGATAACTTCTCTTTTCATTACCATCTTTTGTGAATATGCGTGTGTATAGTTTGCGAGTTCTTGATAACTTTTTTCAATAAAAGGTTCTATTTGTTGAGTTGCCGCTTTGTCTAAAAAGTCAATAATCTTTTTTATATCTGTTTGGTCTGGAAATAATTTAGATACAAGTTTATCAAGAGTAATGTAAATACTATCAGTATCAACTGCGAGTATATAATCTTCATTTTTAGTTTTTAAAATATTATTTAAATATTCATTAACTTTATTTTCTATCCAACGAATCGCAAGTTGTCCAGATGTTGTAATCGCTTCTGCGTTTAGAATATCGTAATATCTAAACCATTCATTTCCAATCGCACCATACGCACTGTTCAAAGAAATCTTTTGTGCCATCTGTTTAGTATTGTATCTTGAGTTTAATGTTAAAAACTTTTTATCTTTTGTTTTCTCATATTGTCTTTGTGCGTCTAATGCTTTCTTCTTATAGATAACTCTGTCATTATAAATCTTCTCCATTAACTCTGGAAGAAAACCTTTTACATCTGTTCTATATACTGCGCCGTTTGGAGTAATAGTTTGATTATTTAAAAAAGAAGTATCAAATTCTTTTTCAAGAAACTTGTCAACATTTACACCATCTACTTTTTTATTCTTTAATAAAGTTTCTGGAGATATGTTGTACTGCATAATCAAATGTGGATATAGACTGTTTAAGTCAAAAGATAAAACCCACTTATGTAATCCAATCTGTGGTTCTTTTACATATGCGCCTTCATATCTATATGACTTTTCATGTTTAGTTTTCTGTGGTATAACAATATTCTTTTGTCTTAGATAATTGTAAATTAAGTTATCCCAATACTTCACAGTTCCTAACATATCAGTATAATTTACTTTGAAGTCATACGCCATTGTTGTAATCAGTTCAATTAATTTTAGTTTGTTTTCTAACTTATCTACTAACTCAACATCAGATATGTTATAATCGATAAATGATTGATAATCTTTAGTATACCAATCTTTAAATGTTTCATGTGGATTCTCATCTTTTCTTTCACCAAGTTCAACAAATGCGATATGGTCTAATCGATAATTTTCTTGGTTGGTATAAGTAAACTTTCTATACAGTTCAAGATAATCTAAAATAGAAACACCCATGATATCATACATTTGATTTTTTCTACCCATGATAAGTTTTTCTTGACTTGTAACATTACCCCATGGCGAAAAACATTTTATCTTATCTTCACCAAATAATAATTTAATTCTATTCATTAAGTATGGTATATCAAAGAAATCAACATTCCATCCAGTAACGATATCTGGTGTTGTCTGTTGCCAGAATAACATAAACTCTTCAAGTAGTTCTTTCTCATCTTTACAATTAATGTAGTGAACATCTTCTCTATCAGTTTTAAATTCACCTAATCCCCAAACAACAATATGTTGATTCTTATGATTCTTAACAGTAATTGATAACATTGGTTCAATGGCCTGTTGAGGATTTGGAAATCCATTTTCACATTGAACCTCTATATCAATCGTGTACAATAATAGTTGTTTGATATCCCATTGTATTTCATTTGGATATGTATCAGAAAGATATGTATATGCATATTGTGTATTACCATATACAAGATGTGGTTGGTCTTTATATTGTTCTACAAATTCCTTTGCGTCTTTAATTGATAATTGTTTTATCGGTGATAGATATTTTCCATCTAAACTTTTGTAGGGAGTTTGTTTTGCAACTGGAACATAAAGAGTAGGTTCATATTTTACTCGTTTGGTTTTTTGTTCACCATTATCTATTTCACGAACAAGAATATGATTACCCCATTGTTGTACATGGGTATAAAATTTCATATAGTTATTATATACTAATTATAATAGTTTGTCAACTATTTTGTTTTACCGATATTATACTTAGTTTCAAGTATCCAATCGTTCTTATCTTTGAAGGAAATAACTTTGATTTGCGATAGTGGCGCTTTTGGTTCGTTTACGCCCATGATATCTATAAGTCCCCAATCCTTTAAAAGTTCAGAAATAGTATTTCTTCTTGATATATCATTTTCAGTTATATTAGTTTCTTTTCCATCTAATGCGAACAATTCCTTAAAATGTACAATATAATATTTACCTTGTTTATGTAATATATGACATGATTGGTAAAGTTTATTTTCTTTTCTGGAAGCCACACCGATTCTGGATAGTGTTTCACGAACCTTTAAGAAATCATCTGGTTCTTTTAAAGAAACTTCTAACATATTTTCAATAGTCCATTCACTCATTTTTTCATTCCGCCCGTTTTCAAGTTCTCTTTGATTTTCTGTATCTGTTCTGGTCTAAGTATCTTGAGTGCCTCTTTCGCTTTATCATTACTATAACCATAATATTCTTTCACAGAATCTATATCTTTAATCTTATCAGATTTCACCATTTGTGAAAATCTTTTTCTTTTTCTTATACTATTTAGAAGAAAGTCATATTTGAGTTTATTGTCAATATGATTTCTACAGTTCATTTCGTTGATTAAAAATATACAATCTTCAAACCCAGATAAGATTCTGTGTACTATAAACATGGGATACTTCTTTTCCCACATTTCATCTTCACTATCCATTAGTTTTTCTTTCGTATAATTAATTGAATTTAAATAGTTTTTTAACTCATACATTTCCAATATTCCTTAATCTTATCCCACTTAAATAAATAACCCATCGCAAGATAGTCATCACCACCCTTAACATTATCTCTAAATGCAAGAGGTAATATTTCTTTTAACTTGGATGTTTCAATTACATATAATTTTTGAAGAACATAATAAGTATAATAATCTGATGTTGTTGTTGTAATACCAGATGGTTTACCTCTATCATGATGTTCTAAAAAAATATTACCTGTTTCTGCACATCTATAATCTGTTTTATGTTCCATAGTAAATATTAGTTCACCTATTGTATAGATACCATCAAATTGTTTTCTTTCTATTTTATCTTCACTATTTGAATATCTAAGAAGTTTAACACCACGCTTTTCTAAAATAGGATTTACAATTTCTGCTACAACTCTATTAGATTCTTCTAAATCAATGTTAAAGTTTTTCTGTCCTTTAGTATAACTCATCTAAATTTACANTTNCCCATAATCTCTGTTAAACAAGCGAGAACATTTATTTCTGAATCAACACTAAACGCCTGTTTATATTGATAGTCTGCNAGTATCAATACAAGATGAGGAACACTCGTTGGTTCAAGTATCTCATTCGCATTATTATATATCTTTCTAAAAAGTTTTGTTGGGTCATTGTCAATATTATTGACTACCCATTTTCTAACTGATTTAAAATCTTTTTGTTTCATATAAATCATTAGGTCTTTAATATTTACATCTGCGACATTCACTAATATTCCAGAATCAATTTTTCCAGAAACAGAATATCTTTGTAATTCATTTAAAACTCTTCTCCAATCTGGAAAGAATTTATTAATAAGTTCTGCGACCGCTCTTTCATCAAAGTCTATCTTTTCTTCTTTTAATATTTTAGATGTTCTTTGAAAAAAACTTTTTGCGAGTTTTACTTTTTGACTTGTTGGTATTATAAAATCAATAACACTACATCTTGAATGTAATGGTTCAATAATTCTATTCTTAAAATTACAAGTTAAAATAAATCCACAGTTCTTATGAAACTCTTCTATCATTCCACGCAATGCGGGTTGAGTAGATTGAGGATTCAAATAATCAGCCTCATCAATGATAACATATTTCTTACCACCTTCTAACGAAACTGTTGACGCAAAGTTTTTAAGTTTAGTTCTCAGTACATCAATACCAGATTCTTCTGAACCATTTATCATGTACCAAGTCGCACCTATCTCTTCTACCATCGCCTTTGCGACTGTTGTTTTACCAACACCTGCGCCACCAGATAAAAGTAGATTAGGTATATTTTTTTGATTTACAAACTTCAAAAAAGTTTCTTGAAGTTCTTTTGTAAGAATACAGTCCTTTACTGTTGTGGGTCTGTACTTCTCCACAAATAAAAATGTGTCCATAATATATTCACCTTTCTCATAAAATAATAATTAACTTAAACAGAGTATGTTGATTCTGGTTCAAGCGCTATCCAATACTGAATGTCTTTGTTTTTATTTACAAAGTTACTAATGTTCTTTGAAGAAATCTTAACATCATAATCACCAGATAAAATTTTAAGATTCTCAACTTTGAAATAAAATTTATAGTCACCAGTTCCAGTAGGACTTACATCTACAGAAAAATTGTTACTGGCGTCATTCTTTTTATCTGTAACTGATAATGCGCCTGTTCCATTTAATAACATATCTGGAACACCAAGTACCGCAGATGCTCTGGTTACTTCTTTAAAAGTTTCGTTTTTAAATTCAAACTCAACTTCAGACTGTGGCATTTTAATCTCTTTAGTTGGAGATGTAATTACCGATGGGTCTGAATAAAAATATTTTAAAGATTTACTTTTTGAGTTTTCTTCACTTAATAAAACATAGTTATCTTGAAAATCAAACTCTGGTTTTTGAAATATAGAAATCGCTGATAGAAATTCATTTAAATCATATATCGCAACTTCTTGTGGAAAGTCTTCTTTCACAGTAGCCTTCGCCATAATGTTTTTCATACTCGACATTGTAGTAAGAACATTTCCTTGTTTTATGAGTAGGTTTTGATTGATAGTTGAAAAGTTTTTCAATACCTCAATCGTTTCTTCACTAATCTTCATCATTTTGTTCACTCCATGTATCATGATTGTAAACTAACATGATACCATAATGTAATATTTTTAACAGGTCTTTTCGATTCCTGCCTTCTTTCTTTCCATACCTTAATGCGTACTTAACTATATTACCAATACAAAACCCTTCACCATGTCCTGCGGCCATAATAGATTCAGTCGCCTGTGTATGTTGTCCTAAGTATCTCGAATTAGAATAATGACCTTCGTATGTGTCATCAATATATTCTTCTAATTCTTTTAAAAGTTCTTTTTCGTTATACTTATACATTGTCTAATATTATATACGAGAGTAGGGGGTTTGTCAACCCCCTTTTGTAAAAAACTTTTACCCCCTTATTTAATATCGATTGTTCTTGGTTTTTTTTCTTCTGGTACTATTCTCTCAATAGAAATTGAAAGCATACCATCTTTAAAGTGTGCGCCATGTACGACCATATCATCTGCGAGTGTAAATACTCTTCTAAAGTTTCTTTTTGATATACCATGTACAATCATTTCCTCTTCACCTCTTGCGTTGACCATTTCTGAATCTTTTTTAGAATCAAACTTTGATTCAACTTTTAGTCTACCATCTGCGTATTCTACCTCGACATTATCTTTACTAAATCCTGCGAGTGCGATTCGTACCTCATAGTTAAAGTCATCTAACTTTACTATATCGTATGGTGGGTAAGAACTATTTTGACAGTTTGGTTTTTTACAATCTAGTAACCTGTCAAACATACTGTCGAAACCGACAGAAAAAGGTGTTAACTTGAATAGGTCATCCAAGTCAGAGTGTGAATATTTTATTAATCTCATTTTATTATTCTCCTTTTAAGCGAGATTGAATTATGTCCCATTTCGGCGACATACTAATAAGATATACATTACTTTTTATTTGTCAAGTTTTTATTTGAAAAAAGTGTTACAATTTTAAATCTTTTGGGTTTTCTGGTAAACACATTCTTCAGAAAGGTCATTAGATGGAATTTAAAGGGGCGTCTGGTCATTTTAAACTTCATGGTAGTATTATTTATCATTTTATTATGACAACCTCTCCTTCAGTCTCTATTACGACTCTAGCGCCACATGATAGTATAGGTTTCTCATTACCACCATATCTAATCTTTGAATGACCAAGAATTTCAACTTCATGACAATAAGTATTCTTTCTACCTTCTTTAATTGTAATCACAGGTTCATTTGTCCCATGTTTTTTATTGGCCCTAATTTTATGTTGATTTACATGAATATATTTTTTACCCATTTTACGACTCCACTATCTTACTAAAGTTTTGAATCTTTTCAAACTTAATTGTATGGTCAAACTTATCAACCAATACATCTCCTTTATGAGATATAACAAAAACATTTTCATCTTTGAATGTATTTAATATTTTTAAAAAGTCATCTGTTCCTGTACCATCTAATGAACTATCAAATATTTCATCTAATAAAAGTAAGTTTGTGTTGGTAGAGTTTTTCATTTTGGCAATCGCTCTCCAAGTGAACAATAATCCTAAATCAATTCTCATTTTTTCACCTTCACTAAAAGAATAATATTTAAACTCATCTCTATATCTTGATTTAATTATTTCATTAAAGTTTTCATCAATAGTAAAGTTGATAAAGAAATCCATCGATGATAGATAACCATTTATTAATTTATTCATTATTGGTAAATACTTTTTAATTATCTTTGTTTTGATACCACTATCTTGTAACATATTTCTTGCGATATCATGATAGTGTTTATCTTCAATTAGTTTAGCTTTTCTTTGTTCAAAAAGAAGTAAACTATCTTTTAGTTCTTCTAACTTTTTTCTATTTTCTTGAGTAGAACCCAGTTCTTCATATTCTTTAATTTCTTTATTTAAACTTTCATTTAATTCCAATAATGTATCA